CAAGAAGATATTGATAGATTGCAAAAAGGAATTGATGCAGACCAAGCAGCAGCTGACAAACAAAATGCTATTGTAAAAGCACAAGAAGAAACTAACAGAAATTTAAGAGTTTCAATTCGACAAAACACAGAAAATTTATTGTTGGCTATTTTCAAAAAAGGTAGTGTAATAGCTAAAGGAATTGCAGTAGCAAATATTGTTAGAGAACAAGTACAATCCGCATCAACTTCCATTTCTAGTTTAGTAGCTGCTAATGCAAAAGCAGTAGCTGCATCACCACTAACAGCAGGTCAACCTTTTGTTGCATTAAATACAGCTTCAACAATTACAGGAATTGCATTGTCAGCAGTTGGAGCAGGAAAAGCAATTAAAGATATTTTATCAGATAGCAAAACACCTACTCAGGGAGGAGAAACAGGTGGTTCGGGTGGGGGCGGTGGCGCACCAGCACCATCATTTAATTTAGTTCAAGGCACAGGAAGTAATCAAATTGCAGAAGGGTTGGCAACAGAACGTAGACCAGTACAAGCATACGTTGTAGCATCTCAAGTATCAACAGCACAAAGCCTACAAAGAAACATTATAGACAGAGCAACTTTGTAAATTTCTGCAAAATTGTAACAAAAACAACTTTATTTAATTATATAATTATATGAAAACATATTTAGCTAAATACAACAGACAAAAAAACAAAGGAGTTTTCGGAATTTCTTTAGTTGAAAACCCAGCAATGGAAGGGTTATTTGTTGCTCTTTCAGAAGATGAAAAGAAAATTCAATTTGCTACGGTAAACGAAGAAAAAAGAATTTTAGCAGGTTTAGTTTTAGAACCTAATAAACCAATTTACAGAAATCAAAACGGAGAGGAATTTAATATCGTTTTTGATGAACAAACAGTTGAGGATTTATGTTACGGTTTTTCTCAAAATAAAAACAATTCAAACTCAACTATTGAACACGATACAAACCAAATTATTGACGGTGTTACTTTCACAGAAAATTGGTTAGTTCGTGATGAGAAAATAGATACTTCAGTAGCGTTGGGTTTGAAGTGTAAAAAAGGGAGTTGGGTTGCAGTTATGAAAGTTGATAGCGACGAGATTTGGAATGACTATGTTAAGACAGGAAAAGTTCAAGGCTTTTCAATCGATGCTATGCTTTCACTAGAAGAAGTGAATTTAAAAACAAATATAACAATGAGTAAAGAACAAGAAAAAAGTTTTATGGAACTTTTGAAAGATTTGCCAAACGCTATTAAACTTGCGTTAAATCCTAAAGAAGTTGAGTTAAAATTAGGTAGTGTAAAACTTGCCGATGGCAGCCTAACTTTAGAGTTTGATGGCGAAATGATTATGGTTGACCAAAGTGTTTGGATAACAGCAGAAGATGGAACACGTGTTCCTGTGCCAGTTGGAGAACACCTTTTGGAAGATGGAACAACTTTAGTAGTTGAAGTTGAAGGAATAGCAAAAGAGGTTATAATGCCACAACAAGACGTTGTAGTTGATCCAAACGCACCAATGGATATGACAGATGGTAAAGTTTCAAACGATGCTAAAATAGCAAGTGAAATTGAAAGCGCAATTAAATCTATTTTGATTAAATACTCTGAGCAAGAGGCTACAATTTTAGAATTGAAATCACAAGTTGAAGAATTAGGAAAAGCACCTGCTTCAAATGGAATTAAACAACCTTTGAACAACACGACAGTTGACTTATCTAAAATGACAAAAGGCGAAAGAATTTTATATAACATTAAAAATAACTAAAAATGAGTACAAGAGGAACAACTTTAAGCGGTGCTGAATTTCAATTATTAAGAACACAAACATTAGCAACTGCAACAACATTAGGAACTGGAGATAGTGCAAAAGTATTTACACTTTCAGCAGCAGCAGGAAAAGTAATAACATTACCATCGGTAGCAGTTGACGGATTTAACGCAAAATTTGTAGTAGGAGCAGCTTTTGCAACTACTAATTTTACAATCGTATCTCCAACAGCAGTCATTCAAGGTGGCGCACACGTTAACAGCGTTTTTGTACCAGCAGCTAATGAAAATACAATTTCATTTGTAGCATCAGCAGAAACAGTAGGAGATTATATCAACATCGTTTCTGACGGAACAAATTATTATGTTGATGGTTTTGGAGCAGGTACAGGTTCAATTACGTTTACAGCAGTTTAATAATAATAACAACAATATAACAAAATGGCAACAACAACAACAGTAAGTTCCAATTATGCAGGGAAAGAGGCAGGAGCAATTATAGGTAAGACTTTCAAAGAAGCTGATACTTTAAGATTAGGTTTGGTAACATTAGCACCAAATGTAGGTTATCAATTAAATATGCGTAGAATACGTTACACAGACGGAACAACTGCTTATACTTGTGGTTTTACACCTGAAGGAGCAATTACGCTTAACGAAAGAACTTTAGCACCTGTTAAACTTAAAAACGATTTACAAGTTTGTAAAGAAGATTTTAGAGCAACTTGGTCGCAAGAAACAATGGGGGCAAGTGCTTCAAATCCAAACGCACCTGCTGATATTATGGAAGCAATCCAAGTAGAAGTTTTAGGAGAAACAGCAGAAAATGTTGATAGCATTATTTGGAATGGAGATAGCGCAAATACTAATGAGTGGGACGGTTTCTTAAAATTGTTTTTAGCAGATGCAGCGGTTATCGATGTTGATATTGATGCAGTAACAGAAGGAAACGTAGTAGCAGGATTAAAATTAGCTTTAGGTGCTATTCCAATAGCTTTAAGAAGAAAAACTCTTAACGTAATGGTTTCTCCTGATGTATTCCAATTTTATAGTTTCTCTTTAACTACTCCAGCAATCACAAATGGTTTAGGAGCAGAAGAAAGACAAATGCGTTTTGGAAGATACCTTTTAACTGAGGTTAATGGTTTACCTGCAAACACTATTGTAATTGCAGAAGCTAAAAATTTAGTTTTCGGAACAGGTTTAGAAGCAGACTTTAACCAAATCGCAATGGTTGACGAAGATGAAATCGGATTGTTAACAGGTCAAATCCGTATGAAAATGGTTTACTCTGGAGGTGTTCAATACTACAACTCAGAGGAAATTGTTTGGGCAAGACCAATAGCATAGTTAATAACAAGGGGAGTTTAGATACTCCCCTTATTTAAAATAATAATAATATGGCTTGTGATATTACAGCAGGAAGATTAAAACAATGTAAGCAGTCATTAGGGGGATTGGGTACATTGTATTTATTCAATTTCGTAGAAAATCCTTTTACGGTTGCAGCTGGTGTTGCAACAGCAGTAAATCCCCTTTTAACAGTAGTTTACAAATACGAAATTGAAGGCGACGGAAATAAAGTTGATGAAAATTTAGTTCCTGACAGAAATAGTGGTACTTCGGTTAATACTCAAACTATGACAATAGTATTGAAAAAAATCGATGCTGCAACTTCTTTACAAATGAACCTTTTAGCTTATGGTTTTCCAATGGCTGTTATAAAAGACAGAAACGGAATTTACCACGCTTTAGGGATTGATGACGGTATTGATTTTTCAGTAGCACAATCAACAGGTGGCGCAAAAACTGAAATGAACGGTTACACTTTAACTGGAGTTGCAACTACTGGAGCATTATCTCCAAAATTAGATAGTGACACGATAGCAGACTTTTTAGCTTTAGTAGATTAATATTTTTTGTGTTTAGTTTAAAAAGACTTTGTTAATTCAAAGTCTTTTTTTTTGTAACAAAAACAACAAAATTTTGTTCTTATAATATGAACGTAGTAAATCCAAATGACACAGCACACAATATTTTTATAATACCTAGAAATTATAATATTGAAACACCTGTTTTAAATTTTTACAATGAAGCTACAAAATTATCAGAAGATGTTGATTTTGAGTATAGCATTACTGACGGTATAATGTCAATAGGTTTTGATTTTACATTTTTAGAAAACGACAGATTTACGATAAAAATTTCAGAAGGAAGCGAAATATATTACAGAGGTAAATTATTTGCTACTTCACAACCACCACAAGAATATAAATTGACTAATAATGTATATTACTACTAATGGCAAACGATATTAGATTAATACAGCTTAATAATTACATTCGACCAAAGGTTGAAGAAACACAATCTAAAGAATGGGTTTTAAACGGTAAAAATAACGCATTTTACAGATACTTAATTGACAGATATAATGGTAGTGTTACTAATTCCGCTATTATTAATTCGTATGTAGATATGATTTACGGGCAAGGTATCGGAGTTAAAAACGCATTTACAAGCACTAATGATTATATTAGATTTAAAACAATTCTAAAGGATGAAGATTTAAAACGTATTGTTTCAGACTTTGTAATATTCAATGAGTTTTCAGCGCAAGTAATAAGAAACAAAAAAGGCGATGATTTAGCTACTATTAAACATTTACCTAAAGAAAGAGTTGCACCACATAAAGAGAATGAAGAAGAAGAAATTGACACTTATTTTTATTCACGTGATTGGAGTAATACAACTAAATTTAAACCTATTCCTTTTGCAAGTTTTGGAACTTCTAAAGATGATATTGAAATTTATAATGGTGCGCCTTACAAAGCAGGTAAAACATATTTCAGTGACCCTGATTATCTAAGCGGTTTACCTTATTGCGAAATGGAGGAGGAAATTTCTAACTATTATATTTCGCACATTAAAAATGGTTTGTCTTTTGGTTACATCATTAATATTCCTGACGGAAACTCTTTGTCAGAAGAGGAAAAAGACGATTTAGAACGTAAGATAAAACAAAAGCTAACAGGAAGTTCAAACGCTGGTAAATTCGTGCTATCATTCAACGGTAGAGATGCAGAAATTACAGTAACACCTTTAACGGTTAATGATGCTCATAAACAATGGGAATATTTAACAAGCGAA